TGGGCGAAGAAGTAAACCATGGCCACACTCCCCGCATCTGTCGTGGACCCTGTGGCCGATGCCATCTTTGCCCATTACAAGGCAAAGTATGGCGTCGAACCCCAGCGCCCTTATCTTGGCGCCAGCGCCATTGGCAAGCCTTGCTTGCGCCAGCACTGGTATTCGTTCAGATGGTCCAAACCCGCTGAATTTTCTGGCCGCTTGTACAGGGTTTTTCAATCTGGCCATCTGCAAGAACCAAGGGTTTATGCTGATTTGCGAGGCATTGGCTGCAAGGTGTATGACATCAACCCATCCACCGGCAAGCAGTTTGGCTGGAGCGAACCCAGCACTGGCCATCATTTCAGGGGCAACGCCGATGGCATTGTGACTGGCCTGCCCCAAGCGCCAAAAACCCCGCACATACTGGAAATAAAGACAGCATCCGACAAGTATTTTCGGGAAATGCAGAAATCCGGCGTAAAGCAGGCCAAGCCCGAACACTGGGCACAGATGCAATCATATATGCACTGGTCGCTTGCTGAGTTTGGTGAAGATGGTTGCAAGCGAGCCATCTACATTGTCGTCAACAAAGACAATGACGACATTTACACCGAGCGCCTTGAGTACGACGCCGAAGCGGCGCAGGCAATCATTGACAAGGCATTGGCCATCATTACCGCTGCCGAGCCGCCGGTTGGGATCAGCACTGATCCGACCTGGTATGAATGCAAATTCTGCGACTACCACAGCATCTGCCACGGCACTGATGTACCGGCACCAACTTGCCGGTCATGCGCTCACATCACGCCTGAGTTGGATGGCAACGCCGATTGGGCGTGTCATGTCCATGCTGGCAAGGTGTCCGATAAGGTCCAGCGCGACGGTTGCGCCCAGCACCGGTATATACCAATCCTGTTGGCCAAGAGCGCTAAGCCGATGGACGTGGACGGTGACGCTGTGGTGTACCAGATGGCTGATGGCCAACAATTCATCAACGGTGACCCCAAGGTAAACCCCAAGCACTTTGCCAGCGCAGAAATCCATGCTGCCAAGGACAAGGCCGTGCTGGTGGATGAAAAGGTTATGAAAATTCGCATTCAATTTGACGGGAAGATCGTATGAACACGCCGCCCCCAATCCAAGAAATTACGTTGTTGGACTACTTTGCCGCCGCGGCCTTGACTGGGTTGCTTGCAAATGGTGACCGCAAAACAGCAGTGGCACAAGCCGTTGAATTGGCTAAGAAAATGATTGAGGAGACTCGCAAAAATGATTCTGCGTGACTATCAATCCCGCACGGTCACCGACTTGTTTGCCTGGTGGACCAAACACCAAGACGCCAGCGACATCCCGCTGCTGGTGTTGCCGACCGCGGCAGGCAAGTCGGTGATCTGCGCTGAAATTGTGCGCCAGATGTGGGCACAGTGGCCTGAGTACCACCCCCGCACGGTGGTGTTGGTGCCCAGCAAGGAGCTGGCCGAGCAGAATGCAGCCAAGTTGCAGGCACTGTTACCGGACGACATCCACGTTGGGTTTGTCAGCGCCAGCTTGGGGAAGAAGCAGCACCAGGCTGACGTGATTGTGGCCACCATTGGCAGCATTCACAAGTCAGCCCACCTGCTGGGTGACATCAAGGCCGTGATCATTGATGAGGCCCATTTGGTCGATACCAAGGCACAAGGGATGTACCGCACGTTCTTGGCCAAGCTGGGTGAGCTGTGCAACTTTCGCACGGTTGGCATGACCGCCACCCCGTTTAGGGGCAATCAGGTTTGGCTGACCGACGGGGACGATCCATTGTTTACCGGCACGGCCAGCAAGGTCACCATGGGCGAGCTGTTGGCGCAGAGGTTTATTGCGCCGCTGGTCCCGCCCACTGAGAAGATGACCACCCGCATTGATGCTAGCCAGGTCGGCATTGCCAATGGTGACTACAAAATTGGCGAGTTGTCTGCTGTGGTGGCCGGTTACCTTGAGAACGTGGCCAAAGAAGCCGTCTACATGGCCGCACAGCGCCGCAAATGGATTGCCTTCACACCCAGTGTGGCCAACGCCGAATGCCTTGCAGACAACCTTAACGGCCTTGGGATCACCGCAGCCGTTGTATGCGGGGAAACCCCTAAACAAGAGCGCCAAGACTTGATCCAAGACTTTCGGTCTGGCCAGATCCATTGCCTGGTCACCGTGCTGGCGCTTTCGGTTGGGTTTGACGTGCCCGACGTTGATTGCATTATCTGGTGCCGCCCCACCAAGTCGCCGGTGTTGTACGTGCAGGGCATGGGCCGAGGTACCCGCATTGCTGACGGCAAAGAGAATTGCTTGGTACTGGACTTTACCGACACGGTTGAGCGTTTGGGGCCGGTGGACATCATCAAGGGACGGGCTAAACGGGTTGGTGGCAACACCGAAGGACCGTACAGCATCTGCCCTGAGTGTGGTGAACGTAATGCCGCCAAAGCCTTGATTTGCACGTCTTGTGGCGCCACGATCCGCGAGGAGGAGGCCAAGCCGGTGGACGCCAAAGTATCTTTGGCTGCGCTTTTGTCAGCGCAGGCCGAAGCCATGGTGGTTTGGCATGACGTGACCAGGGTGAAATACGCCGTCCATCGCAAAGAGGGCAAGCCGGATTCAATGAGGGTTGACTATTACAGCGGCATTTTGCAGTGCGCCAGCGAATGGGTTTGTTTTGACCATACTGGATACGCCAGCCAAAAGGCTGTGGTTTGGTGGTTGCGTCGCAGTAAGCACAGCAGCTTCCCCAGCTCAGTTGCTCACGCCATCAAAGTTTTGGAAGACTCGCCAGACTATTTGCAAACACCCCGCCGGATTGCAACACGCAGAAACGGCAAATACACCGAGGTAAAAGAGTATGAATTTGATCGAGCTGAACGCCATCAAGAGTCACTTAGCCAAGCAATTGGCTGATCTTGAAGGCATTGCTGTTAATTGCCGCAGTTGCACGAAGTATGACGGCCAGTGCAGCCAGTACCAAGCAGAACCACCGCAAGATTGGCTGCAGGGATCAGTTGACTGTGAGCACTGGATCTGGGACCAGATGCCTTTTTAAGGAGAAAACATGACACATAAAGCATTGGTTAGACGGCTCCAAATCAGTTGCCTTGGGCTTGACCCTATTGACCCCCTGCGCTTGCTTGTTGACGATGTGATTGAAGCATTAGCACAGCCAAAGCAGGATGGTGATTGCAAAAAATGTAAAGATGGTTGCCCCGCTTGTGACGCTAGGAAACTTCAAAAGGAAGCACATGATTTACTTTGAACATAACCAACCACATTACTTTGTATGGCCTGTGCTTGCATTGGGTTTAGACGATGAGTTTTGGATTGGAATTGGTTGGCTAAACTTTGAAATCGGCTGGCGTAATGGTGACGGCGGATGGGGTGATGAAGCCAGAGGAGAACAAGCATGACACAAGAAGCATTGAAGCTGGCGCTTGAGAAGATTGCAACTGTAAATGCAATGGATTATGAATATCAAGCGTGGGCAAGAGAAGCCTTGAGAGAAAACGCTATGCGTGAGGTGCAGAGGCTTGGGCAAGAGATTGAGCAAGAGCCTGTGGTCGGGACAAAGACTTGGTTTGAAGATGGCGAAGTTGTTACTCAAAATTTGACAGCATCTGAAATTTACAAAGAGCCTGATGAAGAAGAATATTTAGCCAAAGCCTATCGCATGGCTAATGAATTGCGATGCCATCTTGCTATTGCACCCGCACCTCAGCGCACATGGGTAGGGCTGACGGGTGATGACTGGAAGCAAATTACAAGAAAAGCAAATTACCACTGGGAAATGACTACTAGCGAGTATGCAGAACGGATTGGTGAATTAACAGAATCCAAACTCAAGGAGAAGAACACATGAGCTGGCGCGAATCAACACTCAAGTACATCAAAGAGTTGATTAAGCCCAAGACGATCAACGAGATCATTGCCAAGGAACTGCGCGAGGCGATCATCAAGAAGCTGGAAGCTGAGTCGGCAGTCGAGTACGCGGCCTCTATCGTCACGTACAACGTCGAGCGCATCGGGCGGCTACAGCGCAGGCTTAAAGAGCATGAGGGGGAAGAATGATATTTGACCGATTACTTGTTGGCGCTGTGTGCTGTTGGTTGGGCGTGGCGGGCTTGTTGCCTGCTGACCCACCAAAGCCCTTGACGCCAGCGCAACTGCAAGTCAAAGCCAAACAGAAGTCAATAAGCAACGTCTGCAAGGGCAAGCGAAAGAGCCAAACCGTGAAAGACCTGTGCAGAAGATGGGAGAACCAAAATGCTTGAGAAGATCAGAACATTCTTTGGGAAGGTGCGTGGGCAACACGCAGAGAAGCAAACCATAGTCGTCTCAGGCGACTTGTGGAGATGTACAGAATGCAAGATGCTTTTTTTAAACCGAGTAGTGGGAGAGCAACACAAATGCCAAGACCAAAAAGTGAACTGACAAGCGTGGCCAAGAACATTGGGGTGCGCTTGATCCCAGCGCACTACGAAGAGTGGAAGAAACTGGGTGGCCCCAAGTGGCTGCGCCAGCAGTTGGCCAAGAGCATTCAGGAGAAGAAAAGTGTTTGACACGTGGAGCCGTGAGAACTTGGTAAAGTTTGCCAAGGAAGCCGACGAGAAGCTGCTGGAGTTGGACGCCCGCATCCAGCAGTTGGAGCAAGACTTGAAAGACGCCATCAAGGCGTACAGGGAGCTGAACAATGGATCTTGAAGATGAAGCCTTTAACGAAATTGAGCGTCAGAGTAAGTGGCGCAAAGAATCGGTAAGGGTCGCGTTGAACCCCTACCGTGACCAAGTTATCGAAGAGATAGCGCAGCACGTCCAAAAGATGACGGTGTTTGGCAAGGACACCGTTGATAGTTTTGCAATTTACATCAGGAGCCTGAAATGACCGACTACAGTGATTACGAAACACAACGCGCAATTTTGATTGAGTACCTTCACGTAATGATCGCGCGGTGCGATTGGCACGGCGTGGCAGACGTGGCGATGGACTTGCGCGAGCTTGAGGCCGAGAACAAGTCATGATTGAAACCATTCTTGTTTTGGCCGTAGGAGCTGTTATCGGTATTGTTGCGTTCCTCGGCGTAACCTACGTCTTGGCTGATTAAGCAACCAACCCGTTGAGGTATGTAGTCTTGCCCGCCACCTTAACGGCTGTCAGTTCTTGATTCTTCAAATTAGAAGGGTCAAAGCTACAATGTATCCAGCCCGAATTTGGCTGACCTTGTGTGTAGAACTCTAGGATAAGTTGGGTGTAGTCAAGGTTATCCATAATCCACTGAGCCACATCAGGGTTTGGAAGACCATCAATTTCAAAGTCAACTGCCTGACCCTTGCAATGGTCTGAAGTCTTTGAGCCTCCTACTGCGGGGCTTGAATTTAATTCTGCACAACGAAAGCCTGATGAAATTCTTACAGGCTTGCCAAAGTGATCTCGTACTGGTTGCAAGATGTTTTCGCAAAGCAATCTCAATGATTCAATTTGTTCGTCATTGGGTGTGTTGTCAATGTCTAAGCGTGTTGCAGTCTCAGACTTTGTAAGTTCATTCAAGGTGAAGTTTTTGGACAGGTTCATTTGATTTCCTTTTGTGATTCAAGTGCTTGGTTATAAAGAGAGATACAAGCGTTCAGCTTGGTTATTGCTCGATCACCCTCCTCGGCTATTGCGAAAAGAGTTTTTCCAACCTCTGGGTCAAGGTCGGCTCGTGCTTCTCCTCCACTATCTCCTGTGGGAGTTGTGGAATCTGTGGGGGCTTGTATGGGGCAGGACGCTTTGAGGCGCAACTTGAGATTACCACTGTCAATAGCAAGATCACGCTGTTTTGTAACCAATTTGGCCTTTTCATTTGATACCCTCAATGCAGTTGATGTGGTGGTTACAGCGGCCACCAAAGCCGCCTCCTTTGCCCTAGCTTGTGTGTTTAGGCGGTCTACTTCCTCTTGTTGAGCCTTGGCCTCGTAGTGCTGACCAGTACAGTAGCCACCACCAAAGATCAAGACAAGAATCAACAAACCTCCAAGGATGTTACTCATGGCTTTGGCGGCTCATCGTTGTCATTGGATTCAGCCTCTGCCTTTGCGGTAGCGTTGGCTACAGCCTTAACAGCAGTCCGACCAGCTACACCGCCAAGAACGCCAGTAATGAACACCATGATGGTGTTGATTTGTTGCAAGTAAACAGAGTCTATTTTCGCCATCCCCGACATGGGCTGAGTTACGAACGA